TAATAATTTAATATTGCATAGTCCATTCCGAGTGTCAATGTCAATTCTGTAGGATCTGTTGTACTCCAGTCATAATTACCAGCTGAGAATGTCTTAATAAATGCTCCACGAATTATCCACTCAGACACTATATCTCCAACTGGACCGATAATATCTAGAGTAATATCTTTCTTATAGAAGTCAGAGTAGCCATCGCGACCAGTCACTGATTCATGATGTAATCTGACCCACTCCATACATGCCTGTTGACCTGAAGGAGATATTGGATTATAAAGAGAAAGCTCAATATCTTTCCATTCAGCTTTACCCTTTATCTTGAAGTACGTATTGATGTGGTCAAGTTTGATTTCACCCATTTCAACACTAGGAGCTGATGCTTTTTTAATCATGTATGAGGGAATACCGTCGATGTACATGATGAACCTATTGCTTACTGTAGGTTCAAATGCCGTATAAAAAATTTCACTCGGATCCAAAAGTCCTGCCATTTTATTATAGTTTTATGTTGTTGTTCGTTTATAAATATACTTACTTTGCTTTTTTTGCTTGTGCTTTCCACATTGCAGCAGCTGCTACTTTTTGTCCTGATTCTTTTGAACCATATTCTTTTGCTGCTTTTGCGGCTAATTTATCAAAGCCTTTGCCTGCTTTACCAATGTCTTTTCCAGCTTTGGCTTTTTTAGCTACTACTGATTTCTCTTTCTTAGTCATTCCAGCAGATGGCTTCTTTTTAGCTTCATTTAATTCTATTGTAATATCTCCATTTGGGCTAACCTTTTTTACTACTCCCTTTTTAGTTTCAGAGCCACTTTTTAATTCAATAGGATCGCCTTCTTCATGATTATGATATTGAGCTGTCCACAGTTTACCATCTAACTTTGTCTTGAAATTATCTCCACTAGCTATATGTATCATGGCTTCATCTAGATCATCTCCAATAAATTCTTCATATGCATATTTCATAGCCTCTTCAGCTTCAGATCCATTCATTACATTTCCAAGTATATACTCTAGAATTTTAATATCTGATACTCCAAATTCTCTTAAAGTTTGTAATATTCCAAAAGCCTCTTGTCTTGGATTTGGAAATGCCTCATTTAGTATTTTGTCTTTGAGAGTCTCATATAGTGCAACTGGCACTTTAACTCTTACGATTGTATTTTTATTCATATTTATTTTTTATTATGCAAAGCTTGCGCCAGTTGGTAATATATTAAATGTAAGTTGTATAAATTCAGCAGTTCTAGTTGGTTGTATGTATATAGTACCCACTAATTCATTTCTATCTACTACATCTGGTGTATTATTAGTTTCATCCATTACTACAGAGTGGCTATAAAGACCTTGACGCTGTTGTACTGAAGCCAAATATGGATTTACAGCATTCAAGAATTTATTACGAGTTACTTGCGTATTTGGTTCGAATACTAGATTTCCAGAAACTTGAATAATATATCTTTTAAGAGCAATCAGTAGTCTACGTACATTTACTCTATCAAGAGCAGATGCAGCAGCTTGAAGAGTCTTTTGACCATATATCACTGTTCCCACTGTAGGGAAATTTGCAATTGGATTTACTTTAGAAGAGTATAGTGTATTTCTATCAGTAACTGAAAGTTTTCTTTCTGGTTGAAGTACTGTAGTTAGACCGCCTCTTGTAAAACCAGCGGGTGCAAACCACTCAGCAGCAATCTTGTCATTATATTCATATACTGCTGGCACCATAGTAGAAGCAGGTACCCAGTTGATCTTTCCAGTCTCTTGAGATTTTACCTGTACCCATGGCCAATATGTAGCTCCATATGAGCTATCAAAAGTTTTAGCTTGAGTCGTTACTGTATTGATATTCTGACCATAGCCTACCATATCAACTACTGCAATATTATCGCCTCTAGTTTGAGCTAATTGAAGTAGAGATGATATTTCAGAAGAGGCATTTTGAGATGTTAAACCTGGAGCAAAAATAGCATTAAAATCATATGCATCTTTGTTACCTAATAGATTTATAACATTATCATAATCAGAAGCATTAAGACCTTGTATATTACTATTTGGAGTAGATACTACTGAGTTTACTGTAGGTATACTCTGGAACATATTTACTGCTTCTATTCCATAAGATCCATAGATTGCTCCAGTTGATCCTCCAAATGCACCATTATTTGATCCTGAACCTATAAGTGGCAGAGATGAAGTGTATTGAGATTGTGGAGTACCATATGGTGTAAAATAATCTGGAGTTTTTAGATTCACAGATTTTACTCTTACATATGCTGATTTATTTACATAAGAACCAGTAGTTTGTATGTAGAAATTACCTGTACTAGGATCTGAAGTTAAATTTTGAGCTTGATCACCAATTACATAAGTAATATAATTATTCTGATTTGGATCTAGAGATAGTCCATTCCAAGATTCAAGTATTGTTTTACTATTTTGATAATCATCACCTCTACGAATATTCAAATTAAATGTACCAGAGCCAGTATCAGAATAAGTAATTTCATATCTGATATTTACAGAAGATCCTGATGGCAGAGCCCCATTTACAGCAGAAGACGCACTATAAGAATTATCCATTATAGTACCCTGAGATATTGTCTCAAGTACAAATGATGGAATTGATCCAGAAGCAGCAATACTTGCAGTTGCAGAAGTATATGATCCAGATACTACACGAGTTACTAGAAGTGATTGACCTCCTTGTTGGAAATATCCTAATGCAGCAATGCTAGTAAGATATTCATAAGGTGTAGCTCCAGAAATAAAAGTAGAACCAAATAAACTCTTATATTGAGAGTATGTAGTTACTACTGTTGGAATGTTTACAGGACCGATAACTGTAGGACCTATTATAGCCGCACCTGCAGCAATAGGACCTTGTGTTATTTGACTCTGATCATTTTCTATGGCAAATACGCCAGGACTTATTAATGTTTCAGCCATTTATTATATGTGTTTTTATAACAATAAATATCATCATTTTTTTATGAAATCTCTCCGGACTCTATATTTATCATAACATTTCCATATTTTGATTTAATTTCATCAAAAATAGTGTTTTCTTTTTGTTTTAGGGCTTTTATTTTAGATTTTTCTTCATCTATTTTTAGCTCTATTGCTATTTTCTGAAATTGTAATTCTCCTAAAGCAGATGCTATTTCTAGAGCATCTTGTCTTATTAGATTTATAATTTTAAGTTCCTCTTCTGTAAGTTTATTCATAACGTTTATTTTATTATAAATATGCTTATATTTTTATAAACGTCAACTATTTTTTAAAAAATTGATACGACTGTTCCAGGGTTTACTAGTGAGTTCCAGTTTAAAGTATTTGAAAGTGTGGGTTTCCATACCCATATAGTTTGTCCTCCAGAACTATCTATATCTGTTACTGTAACATAATGACTACTTTGTGTAGCTCCACTAGAAAGAATAAATGTAGCTTTAGTACCAGGTGTACCTGATTTGATAATATTAGGGTTTGCTATTGAAGATGTAAGTAAATTTAAAGAAGTACTTACTGTATATGTAATACCTGTAGAAAGTATCATAGTTACATTAAATCCCCCTGTCATATTAAGTGTACCTGCAGTATATCCAGCAGAACCTGCAAATGTTACTGTTTGGTTAGCGGTAATTATATTAAAAGTAGTTACAGATAATAGAGAGTTTAATGTTAAAGTCATAGATGCCCCAGTTAAAGACATAGTACCCCAGGTCATACCTGTAGTATTAAGTGTTGTTGTTCCAGTTATAGTAAAAGTACCTGTGGGGTTTATTACACCTGATGTATAAGTTATAGTTCCAGTAGAATATAAATTTGTGCTTAATGTTATAGTACTTGCACCTGCATCAAATACTACACTATTCTGTAGTCCAGCCGAAGATGTACTCATAGTACATGTACCTTTTATATAAAAAGTAGTAGTACCGCTCATACTATAATACTGAAGAGTACCTCCTGATATATAAATACCAAAACCATTAACTACACAAAAGGCACTATTAGCATTTTGAACACCTAATGAAGTATATGCATTACTTATTAATGTTATAGTTGATGAACTAGCAAAAGAAAGTTTTAAATTCAAATAATTCCCTAATCCACCATTATTAAGATCTAATGTAGTAGCACCAGTCATAGCCAGTGTAGAGTTAGTTGTACCTGTTACAGTACCTGCTATATATGTTATAGTACCTGTATTATAAGTTAATGTACCTGCATATCCACTCCAAGTTATTACACCAGATGTATTGATTATAAGATTATTCTGTAATGTACCACTTCCACTTGTTAATGTTCCGGTACCTACTAATTGAATAACTGCTGTACCTGTTGTAGTACAAGTTGTTCCATTAGCTACATGAAGATAAAAGGACGTTTTACAAAATATATTACCACTATTTATAGTAGTAGTTAATGCTGTAGTAGATGCCGAAGTTGATACAAGGGCATTTACTGTTAAATCACCGCTTAGTGTAAAAATAGAACTTGAACCATTACAATAGAATTGAAATGGCACGCCTATTATGTTTGCATTAGATGTTATAGTAGCAGTATGTGTTGTTGCATCACCATAACAAGCTAAAGTACCTGTACCAGACCATAGTGTATTTACTCCAATAGTAATATTACCAGATACGTTTATACCTGCATTTAATGTTAAAGTACTAGTATATCCTGTAGTATTAAGTGTTTTACATACACTGGTACTACTGATAGTACAAGCACCTGAATTGACATCTAGTATAGCATTATCTGTAGAAGTAGGTACTGCTCCGGTTGCACCTCCTCCACTTGTCAAGCTCCAGTTTGTAGCTGTTGACCAAGCAGAGTTACCTGAGTTTCTAAAGTAATAAGTTGCCATTTAATTATACTGTTAATGTTTGTCCTATAGGTATTTGAGGTATTAGATTAGCTAGAATAGCTGCACTGTCTATTTTACTCTGCTCTGTTATCATTCTATTAGTAATATTTTGAGCAATTTCTTCCTGTGATTGCGGTCTAAAATGTGCTACATCAACTACTATAGTTGTATTAGATAGAGTCATTTCTACTGTTGTATTAATCCCGTCATCTACTTGGGTTACACTTAAAATTTTGTATTGCATATATTATGTTCTTTTTATAGCTATAGTTAATTTTGACCAGGTGACTGTTGGTGAGCTGCCTGTTATTATATATTGTATTTGTGTATTTGCTGCTAATGATGAAGTTGCCCATGATGATATAGCTGCCGATGAACTTTGAGCAGATGTCAATGTTGGTAAGTTACCTCCTGGAGCTACTATTGAAACACCATTTACTCTCAAATCAAATTGAATAGATCCTGAGTTATTTGCATCTATATAGTAATTTGTTATTGTAAAAGGGTAGGTTGTTCTATAATATCCGGTCGCTGTAGTTGATATATAACCACCTTGACCATCAAATGTTACTCCTATCTGTTCTATTATAGTTGCGTAAGACGAAGTTAGCGCATATGAAGCGCTGGTTGAATTTAATGCATATGATGAACTTAAAGCTGGATTTGTACTATTATAAATTGAACCAGTTACATAACTTGATGTTATACTATAAGATGAGGTAGTCGCATATGAACTTGATACTGCATTAAGTATATAAGATGCTGTTACCGCATATGAACTACTTAATGACTGTGAAGCATATGAAGCTGAACCAATTAATTGTCCTGTAAATGATCCCGTAAAAGAGCCTGTTGCTGTTAATATTGAACCATCCCATGTAAGATTTGTTACTCCTCCAAATGCTCCAGCATTATTATATTGAATTTGGCCAGTAGATCCACCTGGAGTAGTAATTCCACTTGAGCTTCCACCTGCACCGCTACCTCTAAATAAACCCGCTTGATATATAGTAAATGAAGTTGCATCAGTGAATACGGCATTACCTCTTAATATCATATACCCTACATAAATAGCATTTGCTGCTGTATTAGGCGCTTCTGTAAATAATTCAGTATTTACTGCTGCTAGTGCTAAAGCTTGACTAGTATATATTGCATTTCCATAGTAAACATAAAAAGCTTTTGTACTACTATTTGGGAAGTAATACACTCTTTGTATAGACCATCTATTATTTGCAACAGTGGCTAATGTACCATTATTTGAATATTTTGAGGGATCAATTGTAGTATAACCAGCGCCACCATTTGTATCATAAACCCAATTATTAGCTCCTGATCCAGATTGATAGTATCTATATATTTTTGAAATTGTAAGACCTGCAGGCTCTGATATATAACTTGGATTATTTGGATCTATTGTGTAATTCCTTCCGTCTACCCAAGCAGTACCGCCTCCTAAAACTAATGAACCTGTTGAAGATCCACTTGGTGCTAAAGTATATCCTGAAATTTTCAAAGGACCGAATGCCTTTATAAAATCAGATGTTCTTTGTTTCCAACCATAACCCGTACTAGGAAATGTTTGAAATGCATTTATATTTGTGTGGTTTTGATGTACTACTACTCCGATTGGAATTTTAGTATTAAAATCACCATCTGTATATGGAATGCCTTGAGCTTCTATAACATTTGAACTATTGATAGCTACAAACTGTTGATCGAAAGAGGCTGAAAGTGCATCAATTGTTTTTGATAATTGATTCCATTGTAAATATTGTATAGTTGGATATGGATCTCTACTCGCTGTTGATGCATTCAAATTTACAATAATTCCTGAACCAGATGATATGTAATATGTATTTGTTCCAAGAGATGCAGAAATAATACCACCACTTAAAAGACCTGAGTATAAATTACCCTCTAACCATCTAAGACGAGTTACGTTACTAAATCCAGCACCATTTTGAGAAAAATATAAGTCTTGTGTCGATCCTGATACATAAATGTATGATGCTGATATTGAATTGTCTATATTTTTAACTACTGGTAGGAATTTAATCAATCCATTCGTTTCCACATCACCGTAAACTTTAATAGTTGGTGTAGCGGGCGCGGTAGTTGAACCAGACATTATTATAGATCCTGATAGCGTTGTAGTACCATATAAATTATTATTTCCAATTTGAGTAGTCGATCCAGTAACATTGAAAGACCCCGTTAATTGTAAAGTTTGTATTAAAGGATTTATATAAGAAGCTGTTAATGCGTTAGACGAGCTTATTGCTATACTAACATATGAAGCTGTTACTGCATAAGAAGCAGATGCTGCACTATTACTATTTGTAAATATTGATCCTGTTACAAATGATGCTGTCAGCGCATTAGAAGCACTTGTAGATGTATTACTATATGAAGCAGTTATAGAATATGAACTTGATAAAGCATATGAAGCTGTTCCAAATAGAGATCCAGTATGAATACCTATAAAAGAACCAGTAAAAGATCCAGTATTATAACTACCAGTAAAAGCATTAAATGATGCAGTAGTTACAAGAGAACTTGTATTTATATTTTGAGTTGGTGCCCAAGATGCTGATAATGCGTATGATGCGCTGGTTGAATTTATGGCGTAAGATGCTGATGTACTACTTGATGCATATGACGCAGAAGTAACACTACCATTATAATATGAAGCTGTTATTGAATAACTTGCGCTTACTGCATTTAGTACATAAGAAGCCGTACTTGCATTTTGAGCTTGAGATGAGCTAAGTGCTTGAGTTGCATATGAAGCTGTACCTAGTATAGATCCAGTATGAATACCTATAAAAGAACCAGTAAAAGATCCAGTATTATATGAAGATGTAAAGCTAACTGGAGTGTAATTAGGAGCATATGAGGCTGTGCTTGCATAAGAACTACTTACAGCATTAAGTACATATGATGCCGTCACTGCATTTAAAACATAAGATGCACTTTGTGCATTCTGAACATAGCTAGCAGTATTTGCTAATTGTGCTTGTGATGAACTTATAGAATAAGAAGCACTTAAACTATAACTAGAAGATATTGAATAAGAGGCGCTTAGACTACTAGATGCATATGAACTACTTACTGCATTAAGTGAGTATGAGGCGGTATTTGCAGATTGTGCTCTACTAGAGCTTATTGAATAAGAAGCCGATAATGAATAAGATGCACTTAATGATTGTAACCCATATGATGATGTTATAGCATAACTAGATGAATCAGTGTATGATGCTGTACCAAATAATGAACCCGTAAATGATCCACTTAAAGGATAGAATAATTGTTTACTATTTAATTTAGACATGTTTATGCAAATTTACCTATAGCGAGTATAATGTCAGTATTTGAAAGAGTATAACCTAATGTAGTTGTATCTACTACTAGTGTAGATGTGGAAATATCATCTGTTGTAAAAGACACTATAGATGATTTCTCTATAAAAGTACCATTGATAAAAAAACTAAAATTATCAATACTAGTAGGTGGTAGCCCAGCAGGTGCTACTGCAAATATTCCATTAAATTGTGCAGTATTATCAGTAATTACAGTGGCCGCTATTTGAGTATTTATAGCTAGATAATGTACTACTGCTACATCAACTCCACTATTATTTGTTATATTATACACATTATTTATTGAGTCTTTAACTAGCGCAGATTTAACTCCTGATGCCGCTGCTGCAGCTGCTCTGCTTGTTGCTGTCTCTGTGCCACTTGTTGTCTCTAGACCAAATATAATTTTAGTTAATCCAAATGCTCTGCTTGCACCTGCTATTTTACTCATATCTGTATCTGGAATAAGATATCCATTTAATGTAAGATTAAAGCTGTTTCTAACCAGCCTATCGTCTCCAAGATCATAAGATATTGTATCATTGAATGTTTCTATCGCACTATAAAATAGAAAGCGATTAGGATCGCCCCAGTAGCTTCTAGATGCAAAGTTTAAAGATTCAATAATTCCATCCATTTGTTCTACAAAATATGTCCACACTATACATTCATATTCTACTGTGACATAATCTGGAATTATAGCTGCTATATATTCTGTTTCTGGAGATCTTGAATTTAGCGCATTAAAATTACTATAATTATTTCTTTGAGTATAGGCCTTTTGAAAATATTGAATATTCCTTGATTTATTTCCATCAAGTTTATTTCCTAAGTTTCTATTTTGAGTTATTGAATTTCTTTTAAACATCAAAAGAGGAGCCATTAATTTTCCTTTTTGATCTCTATAATACCCGTCTGACTGTACACTTTTCCAATTTTCAGGAGTTCCATATAATATAGGTATTGTTATTTTTGAATTATTTTGATTTACTGATAATTTTAATATATTATTAAAATAGTACAT